AAAACTATGTAGCTTGGAAAAAGGATTCAATTTTTGAAAATTTAACTGTTGAAGATGTACAAAAAAGTCAGGCTAATAATCAATGAGCACTATAGGAGTTCTGCCAGCTTCTGGTAAAGCCGCAAGAGTAGGAGGAATACCTAAGTTTTGCTTACCTATTTCTGATGAGAGATCTCTTCTGCAGTGGCATGTAGAGCAAATGCTTGAGGTTTGCGATGAAGTTAGGGTTTCAACTAGAGCAGAGTGGGTTCCAATTATTCAAAATATGGATATGAATATTAAGCTTATCGTACGTGAGCCATCAACAATGTCTGATGCAGTTAAGTTTATGGTTGGAGATTATAACGATACTGTTTTAGTCGGAATGCCAGATACATATATTCTAGGTGCTCAAAAAAATATTTATAAAGAGATGATAAAATCTCCTGGAGATTTAGTTCTAGGTGCATGGGGATGTAACGAAGAATTAAAAGGTAGGGTTGGTCAAGTATTAATATCTGGAGATAAAGTTCTTTCTTCTAAGGATAAGTCAAGTAGCTGTGATTACCCTGATATGTGGGGCACTATGCTATTTCGTAAAAATTTGATAAGATACATAGACGTTGAATTAGAGCATCCAGGAAAACAAATACAAGAATGGATTGATATGAGTCTAGATATTAGAGCGGTAAAGCCAGGCGGTAAATATATGGACATAGGCACACTAAAAGGCCTTAAACAATTATACAAGGAGATGGAATAATGGCGGGCTATCCAGAAAAAGAAAAAGGCTATCAGATGTGGATAACAGACTTACAACTAATAGCAACAGATGCACCATCAGGACATAAAATTATTACGGAGTGTCTTGAAATTGCAGAGATGCTAATTAATAAGAATATATCTTATGGAGATTCAGCATTAAGTCCTATTCGTATATTTTCTCAGGCGGATAACCAAGAGCAAATTAAAATTCGTATTGATGATAAGATAAATCGTATTAAAAATGGCTCAGGCTTTGCAGGAGATAATGATATTGACGACATGATTGGTTATTTAATCTTACTTAAAATTGCTAAGAAGCTTGCTATTTCAGTCGACTAGAAGTATAATTATCTAATGAGTATAGAAAATAGACCATGGGGTTACTATCAGGTTCTAAATGAATCAGATAACCATAAGACAAAATATATCTATGTTGAATCTGGAAAAAGGTTGTCCTATCAAAAGCATGAAAAAAGACATGAGCATTGGTTTATAGTTTCTGGCAATCCGTATGTAACAATAAACGGGGTAAGCAAAATTATGTCACCAGGACATTCTATTGATATAAAAGCTGGCGATCTTCATAGAATAGAGTCACAAGAAAAGCCTGTAGAGTTTATAGAAGTTCAAACAGGCACCTACTTTGGAGAAGATGATATTCAAAGAATAGAGGATGATTACAATAGAAATTGAATTAGCAGATCATTATGATCGCATGAATAAAGTTGTTGAGGAATTATTGAAGGGAAATAATCCTACAGCAATTGCAACTTTGACTGGATTTAAAAGAGCAGAGGTAATTGAGCTTATTGATGAATGGAAATCTGTTGTTCATAATGACAACTCATCAAGAGAGCGTGCTAAGGAAGCAATCTCTGGCGCAGACCAACACTATGCAATGCTCATTAAAGAGGCCTGGAAGACCGTAGAGGACGCAGATCAATCTGGTCAACTAAATGTTAAGGCCAATGCTTTAAAGCTTATCTCAGACATTGAGACCAAAAGAATTGGAATGCTTCAACAAGTAGGACTATTAGATAACGCAGAACTTGCAGGACAAATTGCAGACACTGAGCGAAAGCAAGACATACTAGTAAGAATATTAAAAGAGGTTACATCAACCTGTCCTAAATGTAAGATGGATGTTGCAAAGAGGCTTTCTCAGATTACTGGGGTAGTAGAGTCAGTTGTAATTGAGGACGCAGATGTCGTTTGATTTTTCAGATCTAATCGACATGCTTGACGGAGAAGAATTTGACGAAAAGCCCGTTGATTTAAGAACATTTGTGAACGGGCCAGAGTATCTTGGCCTGCCACCTTTGTCTGAATTTCAATACACATTAATTGAAAAAAGCTCACAGATTTATAAAGAAGCAACTCTTATTAAGCTCTTCGGAGAAGAAGAGGGAAGAATCAGATCAAAACAAACAGCAAATGAAGTTGTTGCTCAATTAGGAAAAGGATCTGGAAAAGATTACTGTTCAACCATTGCTGTAGCTTATATAGTGTATCTATTGCTATGCTTAAAAGATCCAGCAACATATTATGGAAAACCACCTGGCGACAGCATAGATATTATTAACATTGCGATTAACTCACAGCAGGCCAACAATGTTTTCTTTAAAGGGTTTAAGACAAGAATTGATAAGTCACCATGGTTTGTTGGAAGATATAATGCAAAGGCTTCCGAAATTCAATTTGATAAAGCTATTACAGTTCACTCTGGTCACTCAGAACGTGAGGCTTGGGAAGGATATAACGTTATTGTTGTTATCCTTGACGAAATTTCAGGATTCAGTATTGAAAATACAACTGGTCATGAGCAGGCAAAAACTGGCTCTGCTATCTATGACATGTACAGGGCATCAGTGGATTCTCGTTTTCCAGACTTTGGTAAAGTAATTCTTCTTTCTTTCCCACGTTATAAGAATGATTATATTCAACAAAGGTATGATGCGGTGGTGGCTGAAAAAGAAACTATTATTCGTGAGCATAAATTTAAGATGTATGAAGAACTGCCAGACGGAACAGAGGGCAATGAGTTTGATATTCAGTGGGAAGAAGATCATATAATTTCTTATAAGATTCCAAAAGTATATGCACTTAAGCGCCCAACATGGGAGATTAATCCAGTTAGAACAATTGATGATTTTAAAACAGCTTTCTATACGAATCCATCCGATGCTCTTTCAAGATTTGCATGTATGCCACCAGAAGCAATTGATGCATTTTTTAAGTCTAGAGAAAAGGTTGAGAAGGCATTTAATGTAGGAGCACAGGCGGTAGACAGTTTCGGAAGACTTCAGGAGTGGTTTGTTCCAGATCCAGATAAGGTTTATTTCCTTCATGTAGACTTAGCGCAAAAACATGACCATTGTGCAGTTGCAATGTCACATGTTCAAAAGTGGGTTAATGTTAAAGTCACTGATACATATTCTCAGCCAGCACCTATTATTGAAGTAGATGCAGTAAGATATTGGACACCAACAAAAGATAAGTCAGTTGATTTTACTGAAGTTAAAGACTACATCTTATCTCTTAGATCAAGGGGATTTAACATAAAGGTTTGCACATTTGACCGATGGAACTCTCATGACATGATGCAGCAGCTAAAGCAGTATGGTGTTAACACAGAAATATTATCTGTGGCAAAAAAACATTATGACGATATGGCAATGGTTATTGCTGAAGAAAGGCTGAGAGGCCCAGCAATACAGCTACTTGTTGATGAGCTGTTACAGCTAAAGATTATGAGAGACAGAGTAGATCACCCAAGAAAAGGATCTAAAGACTTGGCAGACGCTGTTTGTGGATCAATATTTAATGCAATAAGTAGGACTAGATTTGCAACAAATGAAGAAGTAAATATTCATACATATGAATCAATGTCGTTTGAACAAGATTTTGGAAAACCAAAAGAAGAAGAGTCAGTCATGAATATGATTAGGGCGCCAAGAATGCCAGACAGCTTAGCAAGTGAAATAGAAAGAATGACTATACTATGAGCATCTACCAAGAAAAAGCTAAAGAATGTAAGTGTTGCGGAAAACATGTTCCTCTGCCAACTGTTCTAAAAGAATACAACGAGGTATTGCTTTGCCCCACAACTTTTGCAAATGTGATAGAATATAAAAGATTATGGAAGTCACTTGGTTCAAGGCCATCTGGAAACATAAGAAAGCATTTCTCTGACTATGTGCAGCAGTTAGTAGAAGTAACTATTGACAAAAATGAAGACGGTACGTTACAATAAACACTTGGCACCAGTAGCCAAGTTGGTTAAGGCCCCGAACTCATAATTCGGCTATCGTAGGTTCAAGTCCTACCTGGTGTACAAGAGAGGTAACAGTGGATGGTTTAGAGCCAGAAGATGGCGAGATGTTAGATTACTATATCCAGATTGGCGCTATAGAAGTTGCTGGGATATCAGAGGACGGCGAATTTATATTTGGAATAACTGAACTCGCAAGAGAAGTTGCTCCAGATTTATGGGAAGCGCATGCAAACCATGTAGATCAATCTATGATGCAGCTATATGAAATGGGTTTAGTTAATATAACCTATGATGAAAATTTAAATGCAACTTTTGAATTAACTGAAGAAGGAAAGAAAGTATCAAAAGATTTTGGAATTATTGAACTAGATAATCCAGATATACCAAATAACTAGGAGGAATAAAATGCCTTGGCAAATTAAACAGAATGCAGCAGGATGCAGCGGGTACGCTGTAGTAAAAGAAGATACTGGAGAGCTTGTTGGATGTCACTCTGGCAGAACCGCAGCTGAAGCACAGATGAGAGCTTTATATGCATCAGAGTCTGATACCAAAAAGATGGAAGATAAAAAGAAAAAGATCTTTTAAGCATATTGACCTCTAGATCAATGTTTGTTACAATTGAGCTATGACAAAGATGTGTGTAAAATGTGGAGTTACAAAGCCCCTTGACCTATTTGCAAAAGCAAGTAGGTACAAGGACGGCAGAAGAAGTTATTGTAAAGGATGTCACTCTATTTATATGAGTGATTATTATAAAAAAAATCCAGAAAAGTTATTAAGCGAAGCAAAACTAA